GTCGTTGCCAAAGCGCTCGACCAGCCGATCCTTGAACTCCTCGTTACCGGCCACGCCCTGCTCGATGGCGACGTTCCCCAGGTGGACCTTCTCCTGGTAGGCCGCGCCCCACTCCTTGTGGAGACCGTCCTGAAGTCCCTGCATGGCGGCCTCGCGTTCGGCCTTCTGGGTCTTGAGACCCGCAACCAGCGCCTCGGTATTGAAGGCAAAGAGGGCATCGCTCTGCTTCTTCGAGAGGCCGATCTTATGGAAAAGTTCCTGAGCCTTCTCGGCGAGCGGTGCGTTGTAGAACTCCTCCGGCACTTCTGCCGGGCGCTTCAGTCCGTAGTCCTTGGCGGTTTCCGGGCGGCCTGCCGCCTTCCAAAACTCCTCCCACTCGCCCGCGCTTGAAGTCTCGCCGGGGATCGCCACCTTGTTCTTGCCGACCATGCGCTGAGCGTTGACGTAACTCTTGGCGAGATTCTGCACGTCCTTGAAGGTGGCCAGAGACGGTTCGCCGCGAATGTCCTCCGGCAGGGCCTCGCGCCACTTCTCGGTGAACTTGCCGTCCGGGCCGATCACAGCAGGCGGGACCGTTTGCGATGCCGCGGCCGCCGTCGTGGTTGTCGGGTCCGGGTCCGTCTCGGTCATTGTCGTGCTGTCAGGCATTCGGTTTCCTTTCAATGTTCGGGTCCACGGCCATCATCCGGCGAATGTGAAGCATCACAAAGCGCTTGCCCTCGTTGAAGGCGCTCCCGGTCGGGTCATTCTGGACGAACGTCACCTTGTTCTCAAAACCGATGTCGCTGAGAGACGCCAGCACCCGCTCGCCATGCGGGCCGGTGAACGTTTGCCTGAAATCCATCACCAGTTGCTTGAACTCGTCGGGTGTCATTTCTTCCCCTGCAATCGGCATGGCTACTCCTTCCCTGCCCCGACCAACTCGGCCGCCGGGCTGCCTTCCTCCGGCGCCTTCGTCGCCCCCGGATACGCCTTGCCCGCGACCTCGACCGCCTGGAGCGCCGCTTGGGCCGCGGTCGCCTTCTGCCGGGCCTCGCGCTTGGCGGCGACTTCCTCCTCCGTCGAAACATCTTCGATGTTCACGCCGCTCGTCTCGGCCAGGCGCCGAACCCCGCGATCCACGCCAACAAGGTCCAGGGCGTCGGGGAAGACCGCCCCCATGTTCGCCACGACGCTGACCCACTGGATGAAACCCTTGGCCTGCTGGTTGCGCAGGGCAAGGCCCAGTTCGCCAAGGTACTCGATGCCGAAGACGCCGGTCAGTTCATCGGGCGGATAGGGAAGGCGGTCGTTACGAATCAGGAGCCACACTGAGCGCTCTATGGTCGGTGTGAGTAACTCTGACTCGATGCGAGAGACCGGCATGGCCAGTCTGCGCAGACCCTCCCGTATCCGCTCGATGATCTCGGTCGTCGTGCGCCTGTCGCCGGTGAGGGTGCTGAGTTGTCCGAAGATGTCGCGGTAGAACGCCTTGTGAATCAGGTCGCGCTGAAGTTCTAGCATCTCCTTGGTGATGGGGAAGTTGCCCATCACGCCCGCGTCCAGGGCCTTGATGGTGTTGCCGACCTCGGCGACGTAGTTGACGGCCCCCGGCGTCACGTTCACCCGGCCCTCGTGGTTCAGCGCCACCTCGCGCGGGGGGTTCACCCAACGGTTGCCGCAGTCTACGAAGGCGCGCATGATGGCCTGCAAGACCTTGACGGCCGAGAGGATTTCGGTGCCCTGCCCTCGGCCGTACTTTTCGCTGGACCCCTTCATCCAGCGCGCGACGGCAAACGGGAATCGCTCGAACCCGCCCTCGTCCACGATGGTCTTGCCTGCGACATCGACGTAGATGGATTCCCACGGCCAATTCTTCGAGTCGGTCAGGCGCGGGTTCCGCTCTTTCCGGGGCCCGACGAGTTGGATGAACTCAAACGGCTTCGAGACAGTCTTCGGGTCCTTCGCGGCTTCCTTCACCTTCTCCGAAACCTTGTCCTCGCCGAACTCCTGAACCGCCTGCCGGGCCGTGAAGGTGAACGTGAGGATGACGGTATCGACGTTCAGGTGCTTGTCTTCGAGAATCTGGTAGGACGAGATCGGATAGTCCTTGTAGTTCAACTGGCCGTTCGTCGCGTCCCATTCCGTGTAGAGGTTGCAGGTGCCGAAGACGGCCAGGCCCCGCAGGGACTCGTTCCACTGAAGCATGAAGTTCGACTCGAACATCTCCTGATGCGTCACTTCGGTCGCCATCGACAGGTAGCGCCGGATGTAGTCATTCGATTCGAGGCGCTTGTCCTTGCACTTCAGGCCGAAGAACTCCTGGCCGGACGGGATCAAGGCGCTCGACAGGCCCGACGCCATCTCCTGCGAGTCCATGATGGCCGTGGGGTCGTAGACCTTCCGCGACTTGTCCTCCCCGGCCGAGTGGATGTCGGTGATGTCGTTCTCGCGCGGGAAAACGTAGTCGGCGGTCTCTTGCCAGAGCGTGCGGAAGTTGGACTGGGCGGCCAGTTCCCTGTCGCGTAGCGCGATGATTTCCAGGGCCGTGTACGTGGTCAGTCTCCCAAGAGGGACTTGCCGCCAAGGGTCGGGGCCAGTTCCCCGGTCAGGACTGTCCGGGCGAACCCGCGCCTGCGCTTGGCCAGTTTCGCCTGCCAGTCGCCGGGTTCAGGCCCCATTTCACGAATCGAAGGGGGTTCCGGCACGGCAGGCAGGGACGGCATTTTGACGGATTTCGACTTCGGAAAGAGAAACGCCATAGGGGTTTCCTCCTATGGCGGGGCTACTCTAAAGCGTCGATTTGTATCTGTCAAGAAGAAAATGGGGGTTTTTGCGCACATTGCGCGATATTCCACATTTCTTGGTTGACGTTGCACTGCCTGTGAGGTAATCTTGGCCTGACCAATAGGGAGAAAACCATGAAAGTCATTGAGTTAACGCGCGGTCAGTCAACCTTTGTGGACGATGCGGATTTCGATTTTCTGAGCCAGTGGAAGTGGTGTGCCCACAGGGGCAGGGGGCGATTGTTCTATGCCATACGGACGCGCCACAAGGGCGAACCTGGTGGAGGTCGGCAAATCCAAATGCACCGGGTCGTCACGAGCGCGCCCGTAGGACTTGAGGTAGACCACATCAACGGAGATACCCTTGACAACCGCCGCCAGAATCTACGGTTGGCAACCCATTCACTCAATCACCAGAATAAATACCAGCGTATGGCCAAAAAGAAGGACTTGCCGATGGGGATTGAGAAACACGGCCGGGGATTCTCCGCCCGTATCCAGATTCGCGGCATGGGCCACTATCTCGGCACATTCGATACTGTTGACATGGCCCACCAAGCATACGTTAGGGCGCGTGAAATTGCCATACTCGAAGGAGAACGGGAAACGGCCGGTCACGCAGTTCGCCACTGAATTGCCAGGAGAAGGGCCACGAATCCGACAAGACATAGTACCCAAGCCCCCTCGACGACCGTGCGCCAGAATGGGGGCAGGGCCGTATCGAACGTCAGGCAGAAGATGCAGAGCAAGGCAAAGGCCGCAAGGGTGATCCCAATTTCCCAACGGGTCTTAGATTTCATGGTTGCCCCCTTCAGATCACCGCGTAGTCCGAAATCACCTTCTCCGACCGTTCCCTGCCACCGCCCACCGCTATCCTCGCGCCGCTCGCGGCCAGAAGAAAGTACGTCAGGGCATGGCGGTAATGGTCGCCGCCGGTGCCGAGACTCCTGTACCGATAGATGCTCGTCCCGCTTCGCTTGTTCGTCTCAAGCACCTTCGCGCAGTTGCAGCACTGGCGGGCGAACTCGTCAACCTCGCGCCCCTGCCGTGGAATGATGAGGGACTTCTGGGCTATGACCCTGTGGCTGGCATCAAGGGCCTCGGTGCGGTTCGCCCGCACAATGCCGGTGTCGGGGTTGAACTGCGTCCCCAACACGGAGAGTTCGGAATACTCGCTGAGGAAAATCCTGTACGGCTCGGCCCGCTGAAACTCCCTCGCCTCGTCTTCGTATGGCCTCGCGTCGATGACCGCCGATTTGACGTTGAAGCGCTTGGCCAGGTCGTGAATGTCGGTGAAGGATTCGACGCGGGCAAGGTGGACGATGCGGTATCGTTCAAGGTCCGTGCGGACCCCGATGACGACGTGCTTCACCTTCCCCACGTCCACGCCCATCGCGCACTGGCCGGGATGCTGTGATAGCATCAAGTCCTGGCCGCAGCACGCCATGACGACGTTGACCGCCAACTTGTCCTCGGCGGCGACGTAGGGGAGGCCCAGCCTCAGCCGGTACACGTCGGCCAGGTTGTGTTGCGGCGGGTTCTCGAAGTCGTCCAGCACGTCGGCCGGGTCGTTGAAGGCGCTCGACAACTGGCTCCACCTGTACCCCGTCATGTCCCGCGAGTTCTTGGATTCCGCCGGCACCCACTCGCACTTCCCCTGGATCGTGACTTCCCGACCGCAGTGGTCACAGGCGACGTACCCTGTCTGCTTGGTCGTCAACTTGACGCACTTGGGGAACGAGAGTTCCGCACAGGTCCACTTGCCGCACGCCTCGCACAGGCGCCAAAGGTGCCGCTGGTCGCTCATCTGCCACACCTTGTCGATGCCGTAGTCCGGCAGGGTCGGGTTCGAGATGTAGATTTCCTCTTTGATGCTGCTCGCGCCCATGCGGCCCTTGGCCTTGGCGATCACGTCCTCGTCCATGAGGTCCAGTTCGTCGAACACAACCCGGTCCACGGAGATGCCCCGGAGTTTGGTGGACTCCTTCTCGCCGTCCCCTACCCCGATCTGCTGCGTCAGGCGCGTGCCGCGGAGATAGAGAAAGGACTTGCCGATCTTCTTGAGGCTGGCCGTGTCGGTCCCCTTCCCGCCCGTCTTCACGAACCGGCCGATGGCCTGCCGATTCGCCTCGATCAGAGGGTTGAACCTGGCCTTCGAGAACTCGCTCACGTCGTCGGCCGTGGGAAAGAGGTACAGGACGCCCTGCCGATACCGGCCGTAGATCAGGCCGTGCAGGGACTTGAGGATCTCCGTCTCCGAGACGCCCCCTTGAGTGGCCTTCATGTAGCACATGGCCCGCGACTGAAGAGGCTCCCGCTTCGCGTCCATGCCCGTCATCCACTCCCGCTGATAGCCATGATCCCGAAACGAGAACTCCCCGGATTGAAGCCTGAGCCGGTTCAGGACGGCCCAGTACCCGGCGTCGAGGGCGGCAAGATCGGCAGGAGTGAACTTCGTCATGTCGGCGCCTTGTCAGTCTCCTATCCCCAGAGTGCCCACAGGGCCACTCCCTGTCAAGACGAAAATCCAGACTGGACACGCGTGAGAATAGTAACCCCTACCCCTTGTGCCCAGAAGCCCCGCCAACCACACAAAAACCGGAATTGTCTTGACAAACACAATCTTGCCGCGCATCTATCCTATGCCGTACACCATCTGGGCGCTCCGCGTCAACGGACCTTGTTTCTTTTTCAGTCACCCCACGCGTTCCAAGCCGTGTTTGATGATTCATCAGGCCAGAATCCCCATGACCAACACCACGGCCAGGTCACCGAGTAGCAGAACTCCCCGCAGTAATAATACATGACGTTACCTCCATGCGTTCCAAAGTCACTGGGTTGGCTCCGGGGATGGGCGCGAGTTGACGCCGGGGCCGTTGGGGGGCGAAGGGGGTGTCGACTCGTCAGAATCGGGCAAAACCCTAGCATTGCCGGGTATATCCGCTGGCATAGTGCGTTCACACTGGGCCGCTTGCGGCAGGGCTGTTGCAGGCGTATTGCTATCCTCAAGCCTCAATGCGGCCAAGCGCCGCGCCTCAAGTGCCTCAGACTCAGTGTATTCCCGCAATTGCCCCAGGTCAATCGTGACAGTCTCAGAGAACATACCTAAATGCTTGCCAAGCAATTCAAGCGCGCGGACGCCAACGGCATCGTTGCCACCGGCCGCCTTAGACCTGGCATGCACCTCTTGAAGTTCAGTGGTGATCCAGTCGCGTGTCAACTCCGCCCGATCAGCGCGACGATTCTCAGATTCCTCTCGAATCTGGGCAATCCGTTGCTTGACACTAGGGTTTCGCATGATAGCGTAGGCCCTATTTGCAAGCGATTTCGGAGGGATTCCATCCGCAGAGCCGAGATAACCGGCGTCCAT